GGGAGCTTTAGCATTAAAAGTAGTCCAGTCGGCAGCACTTAAAGCACCACGATTAGAAGCGGAAGCATTTGGGACATTTAATGTGATTACAGGGGTAGTTGTTCCATTAGCTACTGTTGAGCTTAAATCTGTTCCAGTAGTTCCTAGAGTTAAAGCAGCGACAGAGGTAACTGTGCCAGCACCAGCGTCAGAACTAACCAAAAGACGGTGAGTTGTTGGGTCGGCATAAAGCGTTACTGGGGTCGTTCCGTCCACATTACTAACACCTAATAAAGTTGTTACACGATTAGAATCTCTTTTTGCGTCCATATATTTAAAATTTAATTTGAGTCTATTAATAGCTTGCCGTCAGCATCGGCATAAATAGCCACTGGGGTTTCTCCGTCAGTTTCTGATACGCCCATTAAGACAGGAACTCTATTAGCATCTCTTGATGCGATGTCACTGGATAAATCGGACCCACTAGAGCCATCAGAAACTTCTAAGACGTGAGTAGTCGTGTCGGCTTGAATTACAATAGGAGTTTCACCGTCAACATTTGAAGTGCCGAGTAAAGTTGATATTCGGTTGCCGTCTTTTTTTGCCTCCATACTATTTTTTTAAATGTTTAACAGCTTGTTCTAAAGCCTTATATTTGTCATTAACCGCTCGCTCTTTATCGTTTAATTCACTCTCTCGTCTATCTTGAAATTCTTTGCGAGCTTTAATTCCTTCTATTTCCATTTTTATTTCACGATTTATAGTATCAAGCTCTAAATTCTTTTCATTTAATATTTTTAAAGTCTTTTTATGTGTGTTGTCAGCTTCCTTGATTATATTTTTTTGATTTTTACGCTTTTCTTCTAGTTCAGTAGCATAAGAAGTGATAACTTTTCTAAAATCTTCTAACTCTTGACGATATTTTGATAAATTTTTTAAAGCGTCATTAGAGTTTTTGACATACTTATTTATTTCAGCCTGTGTTTCGTCAATTTGTTCTTTAAGGAACGAGTCTTTTTGCTCTTTTAAAATAGAAAGCTCGGAACGAGCGACAGCCAGCTTTTGACCAACCGCCGCTAGTTCAGCTTTTTCATTAAACTCTTCTATTGGAATAACGAAATTAGACATTTTCTTTTAGTGAGTTGTTTAAGTGTTCAATCAGCTTGTCTTTGTTCTGCCTTGCATCAAACTTTATTCCTAAAGAGTTTAGCTTGGCGATAACATCGGCTTTTGTTTCGTAGCCATCAGTTCCGTCAACGATAGGTGTAGACTCTACCGCCTTAAGACCGGGAACATTGTCTTTTACGAACTTGTTAAGCTCTTTGACTTCTCTTTGTAGTCTTTCAACCTCGTTTTCCTCTCTTGGTCTTTCAACCTGATAAGTGTTGCCGAGGATTTTGTCTTTTAACTTTCTTTCCTCAGTTTCTCCGAAGATTTTTATTCCACTTCCACCGCTTTTGTCAGTAGGGTCGTAGATGTTTTTACCTCCGTCACCTCTTAAGAGGATTTTACGAGCCAGATGAGTAGCTAAATGATTAGCTAAGTCAAACGGCATATGCTGACTTTCACCAGCGGGAACACGAAACGGTTGTCCGTTATAAGCGTGTTCAAAATCTTGGTCGTCAATGTTGGTGAAGATAACGACCTTGCCCAAATTAGGGCTAACTTGTGTTGGATTTTCTCCTAACATATAGTTAATGTTTTACTTGATTATGGGCTTCACTTTTCCCATAATAGACGGCTAAATTGCCGTATCCTAGCCCCATAAAGGGCTAGAGACGATAATCTAGCGAATATTTACTCTAACTAAAGCTAATTTGTCAGCGGCCGCATTGGCTACTAAACAAATACCTAAAGGTTGAGCAGTTAATACGTTTTCAGTAATAACACTCTTAATAACCTGTCCTGTAGTATCATCGCCAGTTGTGAAACCAGCGCCGATAATAAGAACTTCACCAGCTAATACGTGTCCATCACCATTAGTAAGTAACCAACCGTAATCACCAGCAGCAAAAGCTACTTGAGCAATACCGACAGCACTTTGTAATGGGCTAGTAACCGCAGCCTTATCAACAATCGCCATTGAACGGATTGTAATGTCAGAGTCAGCGACTGCTAAAGCAGTGGCTAAAGCACTCTCTGGGTACAAGATTAAAGTATCAGCTGTATTGGTCTTAATCTTGAAAGTTTGACCAGCTCCTGTGCCATCATCAACGACACCGATAGAGTCAGCAAACTGTCCGACTGTCCAACCAGCAGAAGCCTTCGTTATATAAACGATACGACCTTGTCCGTCTGTTGAAGACGATACAGTGTCAACAGCGGTTACTGCGTCTGGCACAGCAACAGAACCAGCGGCTAAAGCAGAGTCAGCTTTAACATAAACCCACTCACGACCGTCAGGAGTCATTGCTCTTTCTCCTAATTTAAACGAAGGGGTTGTTGGCGTGTCTTGCACGGCCTGAAATGAAATGTCTTTCATATTTTTATTTTTCAGCCTATTAGGTCTTCCCTAATAAGCACTTCTGGGACATCGTCCCATTAGATTAATTAATTATTATCCTATTATACAATATACCAACCAAGTATTAGCGGCTGTATTTACAAAACGCATAATAGCTGATTTCCCTGTAGTAACAGCTACAGTCCCTTTCATAGTAACTCCAGAAGCTCCAGCTGTTAATGTAACAGTTTGACTTCCATAGTTATAATACCAACAATCAAAAGTAGTCCCCACAGCAACATCAGCGACACCAGCTGATATCTCGGCTCCTGTTGGAGTTGTTAATGTTCCAGCTCCAGTCTTTGAATTATGGGTATAAATACCTCCTAATAATTGAGCAATAGTAGCAGTTCCACTTTGTGCGTCTAATACAGTTGTTGCGGTTCCAAGAGTAGGAACTTTCTTTAAAGTAGCACCTAGATTAACTTGTCCTGTTAAATTAGATGTTCCTGTTAAATTATTAGTTCCAGAAGCAGAAATATCTTTATCGGTATTAACTCCGTTATATTTTACTCCTGGGATAAATTCTTCTAAGTTCATATTATTTTGCCCTCTCCGATAGGGGAGTTTTTAAGCTCCCCCTCAGGTCAAAGGTCTTTAGTGAATTAAACTAAGCTGTAAGTCCGCTCATTTGTCCTTGTAGACGTGGGTTTTCAGAAGTGAAGTTACCAAAGTACAAAAGGTGACCGACTTTAGCCAACTGGTCAACAGGTGACATAAAGATACGGAAGTTGAACCCTAAAGTAGACGGAACTCTGCCCGGTACTCCCATAGGAACGCCGTCAGAAGTCTTCTTAAAGTTTAGCTTTTCAACACCCTGAATTTTGCTCATATCAACTCCCTTAAATCCGAAGTAATTGGTATTAACCAAGAACATTTTACCAGATGGGCATTGTTCATCTTTAATAATCGGTGTGCCACGGAAAAATAGGGCATCAAAGCCCTGATTACCAGCTAAGGCATCACCTTTAGGAACGATACCGTAGTTGTCCATACGAGGATAACCACTCTGGGAATAACCAGCTCTTACAGTCGGAGTTAAAAGAGCTTCGTAAGCACTCCATAAAGTCTTAGTCGTAGCAATTACGCTAGGCTTATCAATTCCGATTTCTACTGAGTCATAAGCAGTTGCTAACTTGTTTAAAGTCAAAGCACCAGCAGAAGCTAAGTAGTAACCATCAAGAGTTGGATAAGTGGAACGAGATAAACCAGCATAGGTTGAATAATTTGTACTGTCATCTGCTGCGTTAGCAATTGAATCCCAAGAAGTACCTGTACCAGTTCCAGTATAAAGATTTTCAGCCATTAAATTACAAAGAGATTGAGCTTGAGAGTCAAACTCGGCTTCTAGTAAATTAACAACCTGTTCATCACCAGCGTTTAACACTTCCTCAATGTTAGCAACAACAACTGGCTTATAAGCACCTTTAACTTCAAAATTACCTTTAACACGGACATCTTGTCTATCAGTGTCTAATTGATCAGCAATACCGATATTACCGCCATTGGTAGAATCTTTAAACTTAAAGATATTATCATAGCGATAACCGCTCTTCCACGGCTTAGCGTTTCTTAACAACATCATTAATAATGGAGAGCCTTTAGTCACAGTATCAAAGACACGGGGTACTATATGCTCTCTTGTGGTCGTAGTGACCGCACTTGAAAATTGCATAGTTTTATTTTTCTAAACTCTGTAAATACTCAAGGGCTGATAAACCACCACGAGATTGTACTCCGGACCATTCAATACCGCTTTCCGCAGGTTTACCAGACGGCTTTCCAGCTACTGGTTCATCTTTTCTGGCAGCGATATTCTTCTGGACTATTTTCTCGGTATTCTTAGCGACCATATTCATCTCCTTCATATTCTGAAAGGCGAGTTTAAGGTCGGAGAATTGGTATTTATTAGCGTGCTGAAATAACTTAGCTTCATCAATTGTCGGACTTTCCTTTTTAATCTCCTCTAGTTGAGAAGTAATAAGTTTTTCCGCTTCTTGTTGTTGCTGTGTTTTGGTTTGTTGTTCCGAAATAATTTGATTAATCGCTTCTTCTTTAGCGACTTTTACTATCTCAGCATAACTTTCAGGCACCCAATCAGCTCCTCTTTCTTGAGGTTTAGGTTCGTTAGTTTTAGTTAGTTTGGAAAGTTCTTGCGACTTCCTGGTATAATCGGGCAAAAAGTTTTCCTTCCACTCTTTAGTAAGAGTTTCAGCATCTACTTTTCTTCCGTCAGGAAGTTCGTATAAATCTTTCACTGGTTCCGGTGTTTCCGCAACCTCTGGCGTTTCTGGTGTTTCAGGCGTTTCCTCAGTGCTTGGTTCTTCTTCAGAACTGCTCTCAGGAGTTTCTGGAGTTTCCTTAATTTCTTCTGGGACTACTCCACTAAGCTCTGACACACTAGATACGTCAATGTTTCCTTCAATCAACATACTTTTATTTTGACTGCCATTTGCTTAACTTGGTCATTAGACTGAAAAGCAACCGCTTGGTCTATTAAGTTGTTAGCCCCTAATCTTGGATTCCGCTAGACTAGGAGTCAAAAACCTAAACTTTATCTTTAATTGTTTTATCTTCTTTTATTATTGGCTCTGGTTTTTTACTATTTTCTCTTTTAGAGAGATTATCGGCTAAAGCTAATTCTGGATTTAGTTGTATTCCTGCCTGCTCCGCCAATTGTATTTGCCCGTCCAGCGGAAGGTCTTTAAAACTAATAGAAGCACTAGGCGGTTTCTTCTCAGACTCTTGCGGTGGCACTAATTGAGCCAGTTCTTCAGGACTAATACCAACTGCGACAGCTGGATTAAGTTGAAACTTAACAGCGTTCTGAGCGGTTTCGCTTGGATTGTCATAACCAGCAGTCTTAAAGTAATCAATCGGGGCAATAATTCCTTTCTGAACATCAGCTTGAGCTTGTTCCATTTTAAACTGTCTATCTTCTGGAAGAGTTTTGCCACTAATAACCTTAACTTCTACTCCGTCCTCAAAGTCATTACGTTGTAATTCAATAACCTTTAAAGCGTTATCTTCGCCCATTTCTTTAGCATAGTGAGTTTCAGTGTATTTAACCTTAGCTAAATGATACATCCAGTTAAACATTTCTTGACAGACATAATCTATTACTTGAACCAGCTCATTTAAGCGTAGATAAGATTGCTCTATTAAGGCAAGGCGACCGGCCTTAGTTTCTTGACCTTGTCTTTCCCCTCTAAAAGCCGAGGAAGCCGCCATTATATTATCTATCTCATTTCTGCTATCAATCATATCTTCCATTATAAAGCCAGGGAGTGAAGAACCTGTGTCAATCGCCACTCCACTAACTACTCCTTTACCCCAAATAAATCCAGCGGCTATATCTCGTCTTATCTTTTGAGCTCCTGCTTTAGAAGACACGACAGACGAGTCAACTTTAAGTAGCCCATTCATCATATCGGCGTTATCGTGGATTTGTTGCTTGCGTCTATCTACATTTTCCTGTAAAGAAGCAGATTCTTCAATAAACGAAGTGCGACCAATAGGAGAGTTTTCGTTATTTAAAATAGTAGCAAAGATGTAAGGCTTTCTAACGTAGTTAAAATGATTAAAGAAGTAGTTCTTAGTGTTTATACCACTTTCGTCCTCATCGCCCTCTGTTGCCCCTTCTGTGGTTTCAGGTTGGCGATTATACTGGTCTGAGTAAGCACCTTCAAGTGTACTCTTTCGTTTCTCTGGATTAGAAGCTAAAGTATTCTGCTCTTCTTCAGTTAAAATCATCCCGTCCCAATCCCAATAAGGATTACGGATATTTGAAAGGATTAAGTCGTTGTATTTACAAACAAGCCGGTTATCAATCCAACATTCTTTATAAACACATTTAGGATTGTTAATATAAGCGTCTTCTTCAGTCTTATATGAGAACTTCTCTAAAATCTCCGCTTTCTTAGACGAAAACCTGCCCAATAATGTAATTAAATCAGCTTCTACCTCTTCAATACAGTATTCACTTTCCTCCTCCTTAGTACACTTAGGCGATACTCTGATTTTACGAGGGTCAACTGATACAACGTCAAAATCATCAATCATTGAGTTCCAAAAGACTTTTATAACCATAAGACGAGAGAAGTAAAGGTTTCTTAACGCCTTCCTTAAGGTTTCTTTGACGTTCCTATCTTCATATCTCTTAACAAAGAACTTCTCTTGTAATTGAGCTAAATCAATCGCTTCTTGAGTAGAACGATTTGGCAGAATATTAGGTTTAGGCGGATTAGCAATAACAGCGTTAATAACCGCTTCAGTATTAGCAAAGATACGGTTAGCCCTCACTTTAGGCTTGTCATTAGGTAATCGTCTTAGATATTCAGGCAGTCTTTCCGAGTTAGTATCTGAGTCATAAGCTATAGTATTCTTGTCATAAGTCTTAGATACGATACTAAAAACACTATCACCCTCATTCCAGCGAGAGTTGATAAGATTAATTAACTGTTTATCGTCTAGTTTTGAAACATCTATCATATAATAAAAAAACGAGAATAAATCAATCGCCGTAAAGCAACTAATTTATTCCCGCATTTGGTTAGGAGTTCTCCGCCTCCTGTAAGGGAATGTAATCTAATTAAATTATAACACTACGTTAAATTCTGGTCAAGCATTTTTTTCTGCTTTCTTCCTCTGGTACAGAATAGTCCTTTTTTCTATGTTCATAAGCAGCCCGTCGCAGTTAAAATTTAGCTTAACTTCTCCGTTTATTGTGTGAAAAGCACCAGCTTCAAGCATTGCTTTAAATACTTCGTAATACTTTTGAAACTCAACGAATAGTAGTGCATCATCTTCTTTAAGATAAACAACTACCTCTTTGTTTTTACGCATAACTATAAATTTAATTCTTCTAAGGCTTCACCAATATTATTAAACTCACCGTCTGACCTTCTAATAATAGCTTCAACTGGCTTCTGATTAAAGTCTATTACTACGCCAGCACCGATAGTCATTTTAGCCATATACCAAAAAAGTGATGAAAAAACATAGTGATCAATGGAATTTGTTGAAGTCCATATATATCTCTCAACTCCCATTCCATCTATTTCTTTAACCCTCCTCATAGTTTCCCAATGCTTAATATACTCTCTCAAGTTCTTATCAGCTGTAATGTTGAGAAGGAACTCGGCATTTAACATCGCATTAATAAGCTGGTCTAAAGCTCTATTTCTATCAGCGTGAATAATCCCTATGTCTTCTCCCTCCCCAAATGTAATAACCCTGTTCTTTTCCTTATCCCTGTTAAGATAACACATAAAGCAGTTTTGACGTTTCTCAACGTAATACTTACTCATATTATTCTCTGGCATAGCGTCAATAACCATTACAGGTTTATAGAAGTCTAAGAGGTCATCTAACTCATACCACTCTCTAAAAGTGCCTATCTTTGTTATTCCTTTATCCGAACCTAAACAGTAGTGTTTAATATTACCAACATCAACCCCTAAAAAGTATTTGCCTGTTTCAAGTTTCTGCGGAGTCCAGATGTCAAGGATAGTGGAACGGGACACAGACAGGTCGCCCGGATTATAAGGCTCACCCAACACGAAGTTATAAAAATACTCTTGGTCTTTCTCGCTGTCTTCTATAATCTGCTCGGCAGTAATCCACGGACACATCAAATGACTGATATGATAACCAGAGATAGAGCTTTCAGGCTGAGTCTTTTCCCAATATCCTTTTCTCCTTACTTCTCTGTCAATCACGCCTTTACACGAGGAACAGATAAACTCTTTACGCTTTAAGTCAATGTTATCAGGCCAAACGAGATATTGTTTTAACTTACAATGAGGGCAAGTTATAAACCACTCTTTCTTATCACTCTTTTGCCACTCTTGGTCTAACAAATCCTTTTCAGTGGTCGGGTTAGAGAACAACCAACGAGCATAATATTCTTTTGCCCTATCTACACCCTTAGTTCTGCTCTGATAAAAATCAAGTATTTTTTGATCGCTTCTTGAAGCTTCATCGTGAATAAGTATTTGTGCAGTCGTCATAATCGCCGCCGTCTTTGAGATAGTCCCCTTAAAGAAGGCAAACCTTCCATTTATCTCTTTACGCTGAACATTATCGGTTGATAAAGCTTTAAGCTCTGAGATGTGCCTGTTTTGCTCAATAAGCTTGTTAGTCTTAGAACTTACAAACTCGTTAACATCTGTTTCAGAAGGAAATGTATATATAATATTTTGCTTATATTTAGCTAAAGCAAATAACAATTTAATATTAAAAATAACCGAACCGCCAATCTGCGAACACTTTTTTATTACGATATTATTAGACCAATCAGCTAAAATATCCAAAAGAAATAAACGGTCTTTAAAGTCTAGCACCTCACCCTTTTCACTTTTAAAACTATTAGAAGTAATCCAAGCGATGATTGAGTATTCGGACGGGTCAATTGTTTTCTTGTCTTCTGGCATTTAATTATTCTACGCTAGACAAAATTAGTTCTATCTTTACATTATTAAAGCTAGCACTAAAACCATTCCAAGAGTATTTATAAAGACAAGTATGCTTTCTTGTTAGTTTTACATACTGTTGCGTATCTTGCTCGTAATAAAATAAAACTAATTCTTCTCCTTCTGGTGTTTGAGGAAATGTTTTAGCAATTTTCCACATAAATTTATTTATTATTGAATAATTTTATTTCTATTGCCGCCATATAAAAGATTAAATCTTGGGTCGCCCGGCTGTAATAAGTCATCTCTAGCGTCAAACCTCTGTTTTCTTATTAATAAAGACTCATTATAATAAGGGTCTTTAAATCTATCTGTAATATACCTCTCACAACGCTTTGTAAACGAATAATTAGGCTCACACGAGCATTTAGGGCAGTCAGCTTTATAAACAGCCTTATCACCGCTAACTTGCTTATAAGCTAAAGTAGTAAAGTCTAACTGGTGCTTAGAACAAAAGAACTCGGTCAGCTTAAGATTGGGAGATGATTTAATTAGATTATAATTCTCATCACGCTTCATTAGTCTAGTACTCTCTCGCTCTCTTTCGGCGTAATTATTATCTACTATTCTTTTTAGGCGTTCTAATTTATCCATTTAAAAGATGATTAACTTTATTAATCAAACCTTTAATGCCAAAATTTTCAATCTCATTCTGTTTCTTTTCTTCATCCTCGGAATAAAAAACAATCATCTGAGCTTCGCCGTCAGGCTTCTCCACGTGATTGTTTTGACCTATCAAGTCGTTATTTAATTGGCTCTGATAATTCTGGCTCTCTGGATTGTTCTCTAGTTTGTCCGCTATCCTGCGAAGCATTATTGATAATTTCTCCTTCATAGATATTCTTAATTAAAACTTTATCCATTTGCTCTGATAGCTTTTTAGCTTCGGGGTTTCCAAGCACGTTTATAATGATTTGCGAGGGAGGAACAACATCTTGAGCCTGATTACCAAATTCTTTTTTACCTTTTCTTTCTAAATACCATTTAGCTGTATCAGTTTTATCAAGGTCTTTAGCTACCGTTTGTCTTGCTTTTAAAAAAGGCTTTAACTTTAGCTGTTCTTTTCGGTCAACATACTCAGGATGTTTATCTTGATAATCATAAAGAGTTTGCTTACTTATATTAGCATAAAAACAAGCTTCTTCATCAGTCCCTCCCAAGGCAAATACCTCTTCTAATTTATTGACTGTTTCAACTGTCATTACTGTTGGTCTTCCGCCTTTTCCCATATTGTTTTTTTACCATTTTTAATAATATTTTTATTTCCAGTATAATCTGTGTATCTTTGAACTATTACATCTATATACTTAGGGTCTAATTCCATACCATAGCATATTCTTCCAGTCTTCTCACAAGCTATTAGGGTAGAACCAGAACCAAGGAATAAGTCCATTACTATCGCATTATTTTTTGTTGTTTTTGTTATTGCCTCACACCCTAGCTCTATTGGTTTTTGAGTAGGGTGTTTATAGTCTCCAGCGAAGTCTTTAGACAACTTCCAAACGCTTCCGATTCTCTTACCCTCCAATTCAGCACCTCTATTAAAAACTAAAGCCAACTCATAGTCTGTTAAAAATGTCTTTTTTAAGTCTCCAATTTCTCCTCCACCCTTTGACCAAATAACCATATTTGTTATTTCTCCTAAAGGCTTCACAATATCAATCCATTTTTCTATTACTTTCCACGTTGTCCAAATAAATACCCATCCATTAGAAAATACTGGCAACATTTCTATCCATTCGTCTAAAAATACTTTGTCATTTTCTATGACTGCAAACTTATCGGTCTTTGTTCTCATATTCGATTGATATGAGACTCCATAGGGTGGGTCGGTAAATACCATATCCGCTTTCTTGCCATCCATCAACCTCTCAACATCTTCAATCTTAGTACTATCTCCGCACAATACTCGGTGGTTGCCTAGTTCATATAAATCTCCCAATTTACTTCTAGGTTTTTTAGGTAGAGCAGGAACTTCATCATCCTTTTCGTCTGGTTCAATTATTAAATCTTTGTCAAAGCCTGTAAGGTCAAGCATTTCGCTTGATAAACCTTTAAGTTCTTCTATCGCCAACTTCATATCCCATTCAGACTCATTTAACTTGTTGTCAGCCAACCGATAAGCATCTGCCTGTTCCTTTGTTAAATCTACCGTAATCGCAGGAACTTCTTTAAGCCCCAACAACTTCGCAGCCTCAAGTCTTCCGTGTCCAACAATAAGCACTCCAGCTTTATCCACCACAACTGGCTGATTAAAGCCAAATTCTTTAATACTATTAGCAACTTTCTGGATTTGTTTTTTATCGTGCTTTTTGGCATTCTTAGAATATGGTTTTATCTTTTCAATTTCAATGTATCCATTGCTTGCCATATTATATTAAAATTATCTAAAATAAGTAGTCAACTTATTGTTTTTGTCTTAATTAGTGAACTTTTCTTAATGAATTAGTTCTGTTTGTTATTAAATGAGATAACTTTGTATTTCTATGTTTTCCGCCCTTACTCCAAGTAAGAACATTCATTGTATATCTCTTTTTACTTGACCTACGCATATTAATTACAACTTCCACTACTTGGGACAGGACACTCATTATTCCAATTAGGAATAGCTAAATTTCTTGCCCAATCCCAAATATTACTTCTTACTAAACTTTTGACTGCTTCCCTTTGTTCTTTGTCAGTAAACGAAGCATCAATAATCGTCAGCATCTGACCTTCTATTCTTCTAATTTCCTCATACTGCAATAAGGCATAATAATTATTTCCTTTTTCAACTCTACCTAATTGGTCTTGCTTCCCGCCAAATTCTGGGGAATTTATATTTTTTGACATAACATTACTTAACAAAACATAACTTGACTACTTATTTTAAAGAACTTTATTTTATTTATTCTCCTCTACTATCTCAGGTTCTTCGTTATCAATAATCTTTCCGTCTTCTACCTCGGCGGTAATAGCGGGTTCTTCATCTCCTGGCTTATCATTTTCCTCTGGCTTAGTTTCTGGTTCAGTCTTTGGTTTCTGTATC